ATGCCCCATCAATCGGATCATCATCTCCAGGTTGGCCGCCCATCTCCCCGATCTGCTGCCCGCCGCTGACAGCATCCCCGACATTGACCATCACACGATGCAGATGAGCATATAACGTTTTATATGCTCCAGACTCGTGCACGACGATAACATGCCGCCCATATCCATGAGCGCCAGTCAGGTTTACCTCCGCCACAACCCCATCCGCCGCCGCATAGATCGGCGCCCCTACCGGCCCGCCGATGTCAACACCCATGTGCCGGTAGGTCGGCGCGGGATACATCTTTGCGTTCACATTCCCCCACCGCTGCATCACCTGCAAATCCTCGCGTGTCGGATATACATATTTCATTCATCAATCTCCAATCACCAATCTACATCACAAAATCCTGCTCTCCCTCGCCCTCCGCGTCAACTTCAACAACTCGTTGAACGCGCTCGCCGCCGCATCCACCTGGTCATCATGCCTCCCGTTGGGGAACGCCGCGCACTCATCCAAAAAATCCGCATTCCACTCCCCCCTCACAATCCGCACCTTCCCGCTTTGCGCCATCCCCGCCAGCGGACCCGCCCGCACCGCCTTATCCCCCGTCACCGGATCGAACCGCGCCCGCAGTCCGGCCTCTGCTAGCGCCTCATTCGTCGCCCGTGCGCTGTCCAGCCCGGCGCTCCCCGGATCCTGCTGGTGCAGAATCACGAACGGCCCCAGCGCCTCGTAATCCCGCCGCCCGATCTCCACCATCGCCCGGTCCCGCTCCCCGCTCGCGGCGCGCATCCGCGCCACATGCTCGATATAAAAATACCCATCATCCCCAACACTCATCAAAACCCCAGCCGTATAGTCCCCGGTGGGTGACGCCGCCTTATCCCAGTACCGCACCCGCGCCCGCACCTGGCTCGGACCCGTCTCCACAACCGTAAACCACTCCCGGCGGAAAAACCCACCCTCCCGCAGGTACGGCATCTGCTGATACAACGCCTCGAAATCATACGCCCCTAGATTCAGCCGCCGCTCCGCCAGCCACTCCGCCCCGAACCGCTCTGGCCAGAGCGCCTCGCCCGGTCGCCGTCCCAGTGCATCCTCAAGCGGGAGATAAATTCCATCCCTCATCATCTCCCGCTGTTGCGCCTCACTCCCCGCATACTGCTCCAGCGCCAGCGCGGGCAGGCACACCACCGTCCAGGCGTCCCCGCCCTCCAGTTGCCGCCGTAGCAACCGCCCAGCCAAATCGTCCGGGTGCCAGCGCGTATGAAACAGCACAATCGCACCCCACGGAGAGAGACGGGTATATGCGCTCGACCGATACCAGTCATCCACCAGATTCCGCCGCGCCTCGCTCTCCGCCTCCTCGCGGTTTTTAATGGGGTCATCAATAATCAACAAATCCGCCGAGAGACCCGTAATCCCGCCGCCCACGCCCGCCGCCACCAGCCCCCCCCGATGCGGCTGTGCCAAATCCCATGCCTGCACGTTTCGGCTATCGCTTGAAAGTTGCACAGGCTCATCCACCGCGCTTAACCCCCCAAACAACGCCTGGAACGCCGTCCCCGTGACGATTTCCCGCACCGCCCGGCTCGACTTCACTGCCAGGTCGGCACCATAACTCGCCAGGATAATCCGCGTATCCGGTCGCCGTCCCATCATCCACGCTGGAAACAACCGACTCGCTAGTTCTGTTTTACCATGTCTCGGCGGCATTAGAATCATCAACCGCCCGATGCCCTCTCGCCCCCCCGTCTCGATGAACCGCGCCACCTGCTCCAGCCGCTCCGCCAACAATGCCACATGCGCCGGGACCTGATACTGCGCATCCACATACTGGCAGAAATGCACCAGCCGCCGCCGTGCCAGTTCCCGCCGTGCCCGTTCCGCTGCCGCCTTCCGCGGCGTCACCCGCGTCATCGCGCCCGCCGCCAGCGTCATCCCTCGCCCTCCTCATCCCGCAATGCCCGTGCCAGCGCCGCCAGTTCCTCCTCGCTCCACTCGCTCAAATCCCCTTTCACCCGCTTCGTCATTTCCGCCACCAGTTTACTGGCAGGCACGTAATCCCCCAGTAGTTCCAGCGCCAGTTTACGGTCGTTGTGCGATTTATATTCCGGCTTCACCGCCACCGCCAGCAATGCCCGATAAATCTCCGCCCGATGCTCCCACAGCGGAGCCGCCTGCAACTGCGCCACCATCTCATCAATCAGCGGATTTTTGCGCCGCCAGGTGCTGATCGCCCGGTCGCTTGTCAGCCCCAGATGCTCCCGCGCCAACTCGTCCATCGTCCGCGGCTGGCGATTGACCTTTGGGCTGGACGCCCACGCGATATACGCCGCCTGCCGCCATGGCCATCCACCCGCCCGCAGACGCAGATAATCCTCATACCATCCGACACCCGGCCCGAACCGCGCCTCGAACGCCGCCCGCGCCTGCTCACTGATCCGGCGCGCCTCCTCCGCCGAAAACGCCTCCGCGTCCTCGGTCGGAACATCCAGGTCAAACGCCAACTGCCGGTACTCATCCGGCAGCGTCACATCCGGTCGCTTAATCGGCATACCTCATCACTTCCACTGCCAACTGCTCACTGCTCACTCTTCCTCGCCACCTTCACCGCCCCCTCAATTTTCGCCATCGCCTGCCGCATCGCCGTATCATGCGCATCGAGCCGCTGGGACACACGGTCCAGCATATCTGCAATCCGCTCCATCGCCACATCGTTTATTTTTGCCTGCTGGACAAAAAATTCCCGCCACTGCGAATCCCGCTGCGCCGCGTATTTTGCGTTTCGCCGGTCCATCTCCAGAACAAACCAGACGAACACCCCCACGATGGGAAACTGCGTCAACAAATTGTCCCAATTCATCTACACACCCACGTGTCCATCACCAACCGAACCGCTCAGCAATTCCGTCCAGCACTCGTTTCAGCAGCGCGTTATACACCAGCGTCGCAAATCCAACAAACGCCGAAAGCGGCACCAGCAACTCGCCCGCCCATGCCACCAGCGCAGGCACAAACCCAGCCAGGTCACCGCCCCACGTCGGGAACGGCGGCAGACTCACCGGTGAAAACGCCCATGCCAGCAACCCGGCTACAACGTACACTCCAGCCGTCAACCACCCACTGGGAATACTCCCGCCGCGTTTGCTGATTGCTCGCACCACCCACACAATCACCGATGCGACCAAACCAACCATAAACATCAACTCAGGCGACATCTCCATCGTACACCTCCAAATCGTTAAAAATAGAGCGCCGCCGGTCATTGCTGACACGGCGGCGCTCATCTCGCCAAATCGTCCCGCCTGGGCGCTGGGGAGGGGGTCGGGGGGACAGCGCCCTGCAGAACCGCTAGGCTCTGCAAAAAATTTTAGCACAAACATTCTGTAATTGTCAATAGGCAATTGCCAGAGATTATTCCCCACACACGTGGGGATGAACCGCAGCCCAACATTTGCGTTAGGCGCACGGCGGATTAAGCCACACACCTGCGCTTACAAATTATTTTGTTATGTCACGCTTGCCCGCTTGGGACAGCGTAGCCGTGTCGCCTGCACGCGATGTTAGGTGGCGTTTCATTTCGGTGAGAATAATCTCTAGGTCGCTTATTTTGTACTCGCCATATAAAGTAACTATTTCATCACCCGCGAAAAAATGAACATAACCTCCGTGAGAAGCGAAGTATTCAATACCACCAAAGTCATCGTCTTTTGAAATCAATTTTATTGTCATAAATAAGCCTCCTAACTATGGATTATATGGATTAGATTAATTTCTGTTACTCCCATGCCCTCGAATATGGCCTGTCCTTGAACAATGCCGCCAACCCGCTAATCTGTTTCAGGCGCAAAAGCTCCTCTGCATCCATCCCAATATGCTTTCGGATCCAGTCATCCCCCATCCCTGCCTCCACCAGTTCTGCCACGATGTTGACCATCAGGTCAACACTATGCGTTCCCCTCGCCCGATTATGTCGGATAGTGGACGCCATCCGGTCCGTCAATGCTCGCTTCTCCGGGCGGATCGTCGTAATCGGAATATATCCTCGCGTGGACTCATGGATGGATGCACTCGTCCGTTCTGCCTTGCGCCGGTGGAACCCGTCCACAATGCGGATAACATCCGTGTCGGGGAACGTGACAATCGGCATAGTATATCCGTCCTCGTCAATTGAACGAATAAGCAATTTCATTTCTGGCGGTGCGACCACGTTGGGGTTGTACTCGTTCCCCTCAACATTTTCCGACTTTTCCCAGCGGACATAATCCACTGGGTGATGTTTCAACGGGCTGACCTGGTGCAGGATGTACCGTACCTGATTCAACGCGTTTATTTTCTGGTCTTCGTCTGGCAGCGCTGCAATCGCATCCGCCAATTCCTGTGCCTTTTTCAAAATTTCGTCCATTTTACAACTCCATGAATTTTCTCATTGCGTCGTGCCGCAATTGTTTTTCGTAATTCGTCATCCCGTAACCCATGTATTTACAGGAATAATCGTTTTTAAGAATAGTGATCACAATTCGCTTCCATGAAGGCAAATTGACAAAGTGTTTGCTGTCAATGTCGTCCGGGTACTCCTTGAACCGCACAAGCACAATATCATCTCTGTCCTGATAAATTTTTCCAGGTGGTTTTCCCAATATCTCAAACTCATACCCGGAACGATACAGATCTGGAAGCGCGTCCACATAAACTGTTGCACCTGTTTTAAGCCATACTTTAAATGTACTCTCAAATTTTTTCCTGAACATCTTGGCAATGTAAGGCGGTAAAGTCGAAAGTAAAAACTCAGCGTAACTCTTCCAGGTATGCCCAGGCGGAAGAGAAACCTGTTTGTATCCCATCGCCTTTGTTGCCCCATAAATTGCGCCAAAGTTTGCTCCATTCACACGGCCAACCAGTTTCGCCCAGGTATTCGGCTCAATCGCCCGATGCAGCCCCAGGCTCGACACACCCTCATCAATGAATGCACTCGCCACGCGCATCTCCCGAAAATCCAGTCCTGCCTGATAGTACAAATCATACAAGCGGTTATAGTCGAACCCCTCACGGGCATTGGCTGTCCACACATCCTCAAATAGCCAATCGTAAATTGGATATGCCATGTATTGGTCTTTTTTGACTTTTGTAATCCACTTTCTGCCCTTATAGAGATTGACTTTCTTCTCACTGGCAACCGCCCGCCAGCGATTGACGCTCTCCTGCGCCCGGATACCGAGCGCGTTGACTGTTTTCCCGCCTTTCATCCGGTGAACCCAATCAAGAAATTTACTATCGAATTCGGTATCTTCAATCCCCCTGTAGTAAAAATCATATGGATGATTTTCCTCTGTATAAACATGCAGTCCATTACTAAGTTTAGGATAATCCCGCACCCAAATCTCCCTCTCTTCTGGGTTCCACGGCAACCAATAATTACGATAAATGCTGACCCCACATTTCGTTTTGTACGTAAGACAAACCCAATGTAGCTCAATCAAATCAGCATTTGCCTCCACCATGCGACGGATAAAATCCTCTGTGTACTGATAACTACCCTCATAATCCATGTAATAAACCACAATTTTGCGCGTGATATTTTCTCTCCGCATATATCGGAAAATCATATTCAACAAAACTCCGCTATCTTTTCCCCCCGAAAAAGACACAACGATATTATCAAACTCATGAAACAAGAACGCAATACGCTCCTGCGCCGCCTCGTAAACGTCTTTGTCTAAATATTGTTGCGCCATTTTTCGACCCTCTCTTTTTTGACCTCGTCTCTAAACGCTCGGACAACATCCTGTTTTCTCGACAGCGCCTCCTGAATACGTTTGTCAATGCCAGCATTCGCCACAATGTCAATATACGTCACGGGCGCCGTCTGTCCAATCCGATGGCTGCGGTCCTCCGCCTGTACCCGATGACTGTATTTGAACTCATTTTCATAAAAAACGTGATAATGCGCTTCGTTTAGCGTCAATCCATGCCCACCGGTCGCCTGGGTCGCCACCAGATACCGACAATCTCCGCGAAAACGCCTTAATTGCTCATCTCGCTGCTTTTCGGACAAATCGCCATAATACAGCGCGCAATCGTCCAGTGCCTCCGCAATTTGCCGCACGCTCTCTACATATTTACACCAGATGATGACCTTTTCACATTCGGGGATACCACTCAGCGCCGTCTTCAACGTTTCCACCCGCCGATGGGGAAAGCGCAAAAACTCCCGCCCGTTTCGGTTCCAAAATCCCGAAACAATCTGCTGAAGCGCAGTGAACAACTGGAAAATGATGTAATCTTGAATTTCATCCAGAATGCCATTGATGATTTCATCCTTCGCCTGCTGATAGGCGTCCCACTGCTCATCGGTCAGCCCAAAATAAATCTGGTCATAGAGTTTATCAGGCAGACTCATGCACTCTTCCTTCGTCACCTGATAGACAAACGGCTCAATCCGTTTGACAATCTCATCTACTCCATAAGTCCTGACGATCAGTCCAGGATACTTTTCACTGTATTCCAGGTGCTTGCGGGCAAAAGAGTAAAATGAACTGTATCCCAAAATATCGGGTGACAAAAAGCGCATTTGCGCATACAGATCAACAACCCCCTGCGTGATTGGCGTCCCAGTCAATAGCAACCGATACCGCGCCCGCGCGCTCAACTCGGTAATTCGCGTGGAACGCTTCGACGCATGTCCCTTAATATATGATGATTCATCAACGATAACAAACGTATCCTCATCAATCAATCTGTTGACCGCCAACACCACGCGGTCACTGCTCGACATGGACTCAATCCCTACCACATACCAAAACGCATCTGGCAGGTTGTCCGCGCTTGTGTCATTATCAAAAACGTGTATCGTCTCGCCCTCAGTGTGCTTCTGAATTTCAGCCGCGACCGTCAGTTTCAAACTCACTGGGCAGAACCAGATAACACGACTGACCCGTTCCTGACGTCGCGCAACCAACTCGATAGCGCAGCGCGTCTTGCCAGTCCCCATGTCCATGAACAGCGCGCCAACTCGTAACGGCAGAATTTTCTCAACCGCCGGAATCTGATGCGGAAGCAAATCCGTCTTCACGCGCAGATTTCTAGACGGTAAATCAGCGAACTTTGCCAGGTCATACATTCGCTCTTTGCCACGTTTTTTCTCAATTGCTTTCGGCTTCGGCGCTTCGGGCAAAATGATTCGCTGATACGCCCGCTTGGACTCTTCCAGGCTCTCCTGCGCCCGCCGCGTAAACTCGAATCCATGCTCCTCCGCGAACCCAATCACCTCGCCGAAATAAACGGCAGGGACAGCAACACCACGTGCATCACTGTCCCACGCCGCCTCGGGCAGCATCAACGCGCGATGATACAAATCATCCTCCTGCCCCCGCCAGGACAACACATACCGCCCATTAATGTACTTTACCCATCGCTTCTGCTCTGGCTTCCACGCTCCTCTGACGACCAGGTCGGCGACCGTCTCATCCACCTCGCACCCAAATCCCGCATTGACCAACGCGCTCACCAACTCAGCCGCACGGTCAATGGGTTCTCCGTTCGTCTCCACATTCAGTACCCTGTGCCAGGCTCGTTTTTCCTCCGCCCACGAGTACCCAAGCCCCTTGACGATCTTACGAAAAGCCTCGTCATGGGCTTTGAATGAACAAAGCACCTCGCTGCCAGAAAAACGCACTTTGGCGACAATATCGGTACTGGACGCGCTTGGGGAAATAATCATAGGCAACTACATGCACTCATCAAAAATTTTTTGATGTTCTTCCGCGGTGTCGGTAATACAACCGCACCAGTAGAGTTCCAATTGTTCCTTCTGGAATCTTTCCCACTGTTCATCTGTCATAGTTACCTTCACAACGTCTCCCATCACCTCATTGTTCGCTGGCTCAACGATATACCCCAGTTCCTCAAATATTTCCAACAATGCAGGAATTCCATTGCCGTCAGAATAGTAAATTGTTTTCATTGCTTTATCTCCTTTTTTGTATTTGTTTCCGTTTTTTTCGGCCTCCCCGCACCAGGCCGCGGGCCGCCCCACTGGCCAGCCATTTCCCCCCGCGCCCGGCGTACTGCCCGCGCGATGTGACGCTTGCAGGTCTCATAGCGCGCGTCGCACCGCTCCTGCATCTGTTTCGCCAGCTGGCGAATCTCCACCCGCTGGCTCACGTCCACACCGCTCTCAGCCAGTATCTCGGCGGCAATAGCAGCCAACTGTTGAGTTCTCTGTTTTGTCATCAATGCCTCGTATATTTATAATATCGGTGGCAATCCTGTCCACCTGACCGCCCGCCAACTCTCGCTGACGGGTGGATGCTGGGCGGGATTACAAAATAGACTCAATTTCTTGGTACACGCTGTGGCGTAAATGTTCTAATATGGCTTTCGCAGCCGCGTGATTGGGGGTCACATCCTCGGCAACCGCGATAATCTGACCTTTTTCGTCATGGAGAGTGGCCTCAAAGTAATTGCCATTGTAATTGTCATCCCACTTTCTCTCTTCTTCGTAGAGAGCGGCAAATGGGTCTTCCGCTTTGCGTTTTTCGGGGTTTACATAGGTAAGTGTAACCTTACCGTATGTAGTCCAGATGACTACATGATTACCGTGTTTATATTGGAAATTACTCATTGTGTTCATTTCGTTCTTCCTCTTTATTATGGGATTACGCAATATCCAGATTACCAGCGCCAATGCTGGCCATGTATTTAGCCTCGGCGCAGCGTGCCTGGCTAATAAACTCGCTCTCCAAATTCCGCATCGCGGTCTCGTGGCTCTGATATTCGGTTTCCCCCGTGCCGCTGACCGTGTAAACACGGTCAGGACGCTCTCCATCGCGGGGAACGATGTAGGAAATCTCGGTTACATAGTACGGCTGAAATGGTTCGAGAAACTCAGGGTTGATAAGTTTCATAAACCCGTTTGGCTCGCTCACGTACTTTGTTTTGATAGATACGATTTTCATATTTTCTCCTTTGCCCCTGTCCGGCGGGACCAGCCATTAGGATTTGGTGGTATTCTGCCCACATAACTGCCCGTCAACTCTCGCTGACGGGCGGATGCTGGGCGGGATTATGACATATCTGGAATCATCGAGAAAGATTCTTGAGAAGATGGGAAAAAATTGCCATCTGCATAGAATCCCTCTGGGGAATTTATCCGATATGGCAATACATTTCCCCTTGCCTGCGCAACCAAAAGATCGCACGGCGAATGGCACAATTTGTAGGCCAGCGGGCAAAGCGGCTTATCGTGATGCGCGGTGTCAAACTTGCAGCGATGGGTTGGTGTCGTATTTGCCACACGTGCAGTGGAAAAAAGCAATTCTTGCAAATCTTCTGGTTTCATGATTTTCTCCTTTGCCCCTTTCCGGGGCCAGCCTTTGAGATTTTGGGGGCAATCCTTCCCACCTGACTGCTCACCAGTTGCCTGGTGAACAGATGCTGGGTAGGATTAGACGAGAGCGGCTGCTCGGCGGGTAGCCTCCAGGGTGGTATGCCATGTCTCCACCACCCAGTCATACCGGTAAAAATGCTGTTTCTTGAAATGGTCGTAGTGAATCCAATATGCGATGCGTCTGGCGATAACATAGACACCGCTGAATGGGACGATATAGATGGCCGTGTCGCCGACCACGCGAGCCAGTTCCGAGCCTTCAGGAGGCGTTTCGTGCGAGAAATAACTCTCGATGACCTGCCGCGCGAGTTCACGCGCGGAGGATTTGGTGGCATGGCACCGACCGGTGCCTTTTTTTATGTCACCGACCCGTACACAGGCGGAGAATATCGCCTGTTTGTCTTCCGCCGAGCCATAAACCTCGACTGCCACATTTCCGAATTCAAAATTAATCATTTCATTTCTCCTTGTTGTTTGAACTATTTACAACCCTAATTGTAATCAAACTGTTTGAATTGTCAATAGTTTCTAACCACCAATTTCCACCCATGTCCTCACCGCCCCGCAAATCGAGCACCTCACATCCAACACCGTCCCCTGCACCACCGCCATCACATCCACCATCCCCTCTCCATCAACAATCGCCTGCCGATACAGTAGCAACCGATCCACATGCCGCCCATTGACCCGCACCCGCTCCACCATCCCCATCACATGCCCACGCCTGCACCGCCACGGCTTCAACCGCCTCCCATTTGACTGATCACCGCTCACCGAGCACCTCCACCCTATCCATCTTCACCTCTGCCCGCCGATTGACCAGCGCCACGCACCCCTCCGGCGCCCACTCCGCCTCGATCAACATCACCCCATCCACCTCGACCCCGTCCTCCGCCCCAACAGGCATCCGCCACACAAACGCATACTCCGGTCGTATCCCCGACGCCCGCAAAAACGCCTCCACCGCCTCCCGCACCTGCTCGCTCACCCGCCTCCCACGCTCCAACCGCACCACTCCTGCCCGCATCCGCCACATACAATCCGGTCTCAACGGACACTCCTCCATGCAGTATCGGCTGCCTCGCCCCCCACACACCTGTACCTGCTGAAACTCAACCCACTCAATTGCAGTCATTGCTCACCTCTGCTTATCCTCGACACCCGGCACATCTCTCCATACCTCCCCATCTAACACATGCCCTGCCAGTGCCCGCCCTACCCGGCACATCGTCACCCCATCTAACGCCATCGGTCGGTACCGCAACGTCGTCCTGTCCGTCACCCACGGCAAATGACCCAGTGGCGCCCACTCCCCCCATTGCTTGAAGAAAAACGGCACACCTGTCTCTCGGCACTGATCACGCAGCGACCGCGCCCAATCCGGGTGCATCGGTCGCGCCCCCGCCCCGCTCTCCCCGCCGACAATCACCCAATCCAGCCGCCCGCGCATATACTCATCATCCCCGCCCAGCGCGTCCAATGTACGACCGCGCTCTGCGTCCGCCACCCGGCGTAAATTCACTGGTCCCAACAGCGGCTCGCAACTCACGAACCGCCGCGCCCCATGCACACACAACAACGCCGATACCCGCTCGTCAGCCGCCCGCTGATTCTCCGCGCTCACCCCCAGCCACAAATTGGCTGGCAACCGATAATCACCCCCATTGGCCACCTCAATCCAATGCGCATACCAGCCAAGCATCCGCGACGCCCGTTTTGTCAGTACCTGGAACGTATGCCAGTGTGCTTGCCGCACGACATCAACCACCTGGTCAATGAACTCAAACGGCACAGCATCATGGAATAAATCGCTCACCGAATTGACAAAAATCCGCCTCGGCGTCCGCCACCGCAGCGGCAAATCCAGCCGCTCGCTCATCAATTGCACCTGCTCAAATGGCACGGCATATTGTGCGGGCATTCGTTTCCCCGCCAGATATGCCTCATGCCGTTTATCGTGCAGCGCCTTCGCGTAACAATTCCGGCAACCCTCGCTCACCCGCCTGCACCCAACCACAGGATTCCATGTCGCATCCGTCCATTCGATTTTCGTTTTTTGCGCCATTTCATATCTCCTTTGATTACTGCTCACTGATTACTGATTACTGATTACTTTTACTTGCATCTCCGGCTATCAAATGCCCGCGCAAACACCACCGCGCCTCCCGCACCTCCACCCCCTCCAGGCGCAGACCCGTCCCAGGCGGCACCACCACCACCTGCGCCGCCCGCCCGAAACGCTGCATATACACCCCCATCGCCAGCAGCGCCTCCTCTTCCCATCCGCGCCGCTCATCCACCCGCCATAAAATCCCAGTCATATCAGCCTCCTTTTTTACTGATTACTGATTACTGATCACTTATCACTTCACTGCCCTGCGCAAACCTCGTCATCTCATCCAGCACGGCATAAAAATCCTGCGCATCGCACCCAGGCGAAAGCCTACCGGTCGCCTGATAATGAATCCGAATGTACTCCGAAAACAAGGCCGCCCTATCCTTGCCCGTTTCCATCGCCATCCGCACAATCTCGCGGATAACTCTTTCAGGATGTACCTTTTTTGCCATATTCACCTCACTGAATATTGACCGCTCTTCACCGACACCGATCCCTGCTCACTATTTTCCTGCGCAAACCTCGCCACCTCCCCCACCACTCCAAACTCCGCCCGCGCTCGCACCAGCCAGTTCCGCGCCGTCCGCTCCGGCACCCCCCACGCCGCCATCACATCCCGCGTGGTGCGGCACGCCGCCACCTGCAGCCGTTCCTCATGCGTCAACGTCCGCCAGTCGCGGCCATTTCCGTTCTCGGAAAATTCCGGCAACTTACCGGAAAATTCCGCTGATTTTCCGCCATCCTGCCGCAATCTGGCCGTTCGCGCCTCCCGGCGCTCCCGCCGCGCCTCCTCCCGCTCCGCCAGCCGCCGCGCATGTTGACTGCGCAGCGCCAGCACCACCCCCGCCACTACCGAGAGTAGACTCAAAATCGCCTTCGCCGTCTTCTCCCAAAATCCCCCCCCGTCCAGGATGACATTAACCACCATCACCACCAGCACATACATCCCCGCCGCCCCCAATGCAGCCCCCAACGGCGCCGCCTGCTCGCTCACCCGTTTCGTGTCATTCCATTCCCACAGCCGGAACGCCGTCGAGATCGCCGACAATCCTAGCCCCTCCACCGCCAGCGCCACCGTCAATGCTACCCACGCAGGCCAACGGAACGCCTCAATCGTATTGGCGTATGCCATATATGCCGGAGCCATCGGAGCCAGCCACGGCACCGTCGCCGCGATATTATCCACCAGCGTTCGCTCCGCTGCCTGAATAATCCGGCTCCACGCCTCGAAAAATCGCTCAATCCATCCGACGACCATCTCAACCTCCACTGATTACTGATTACTGGTTAACTGCATACTGCCACCCTGGACACTCTGGACGCCACTTTTGACACCCTGGACACCATCGGACGTCCTGGGCGATTGGACAAGATAGATCGCATTATTGCGCTCCGCACGGTGCTCTGCCAGCCCGCGCCGCACCCAGTCCTCCCGCAGACGCCGCGCCGCCCGCTCCGGGATACCCTGCGCCATCAACCACTCCAGGCTCACCCGCCCCTCCTGCTCCGCCTGAATACGCTGGATCAATTCCCGCTCCCGCTCGCTCATCACCGGACCCGCAACCTGCTCCCGGATCATCAACATCTCCCGCGCCACCAGGTACGTTTGCATCGTCCACTGCGGCGTCATCGCCCTCCCCGGCCAGCGCAGCCCCTCCGCCCCCCGCCGCCCAATCACTACATCCGAAATATCCGCCGTCGCCACGCGAAAACTCACCCGCGTTCGCATCTGCTCCCGCACCGGGCCGACAACCTCCTTGCTGAAATCCTGCCCCGCAAGTACAACCTGTAGGCCAAATTTTAGCCCCCGCCACGCCAGTTCCGTTACGTTTTTCGCAAACTGCCCGCGCGGACCGCCCATCCCCTGCACCACGCTGGAAAATTCGTCAAATACCACCAGCACCGGCGCCAGCGGCTCCACCGCCGCCGCGTTGTACTCATCCAGATTGTCCACCATCTCCTCCACCTGGTCGAATAGCCGCGTCCGCCGCGCCAGTTCCTCCAGCGCCGCCCCGGCCATCTGCTCGAACCCCTCCCGCGTGTTGGCAATCGGCAGTATCAACGCCCCATCCCTCCGCAACGTTCCGAAAGTCCGGCCATCCAAATCGCCCAGCAAAAAACGATACCCAGCCGCCCGCGCTTGGAGCGTCAACAACCGCAGGAAATTTGACTTCCCGTACTGCGTCATCCCCGCCACCAGCACGTGCCCCAGGTCGCGCCAGGACATCCGCACCTCTCGCCCCCCGCGCCGTACCCCTAGCCGCACCACACCAGTCTCCATGCCAGGAAAAACGACCTCCTTCGGCAGCGGCGCCCGCCCGCTTAATAGTATTGCATAGCGGAAGCCAGAACTGTTGCTGATAAACACCGGCATCCCTCGCAAACTCGTTGAGAGCGCGTGTAGCGCATTAATCCACGGCTGATAATTAGCCACTCGCAGGTCGTCAATCTCCGCGAACATCCACGCGTCCGTCTCCGTCCGCGTCAGAATAAACCTCGTCACCAGCGCCGGGTCCGTCCCATTATGGCTCTCCAGTACCCGCAGCACCACCCGCGCTGCCGACTCCGCTGCCATCATATAGCGATCATTCACTGAAATAATATTCATCACTCCACCTCCTCCGCCTGTCGCTCCACATCATCCAGCCAACCGCGTACCACCTCCGCATCCACCACCTCAATTCGCGGCTGCGCCTGCCCCCCCATCGGCAGTATCGGCTGCACATCCTGCCTCCCAACAGGCAGTGAGCGTATCGCCTGCACCTGTTGCGCCCGCGCAGTTACCTCTCTATCCCCCGGGACTACATCCACCGCATCCCCGCGCACCACAAACCCAGCCCCTGGCGACCTCTCCGGGTCTAGAATGACCTTCCCGCGCACAATCACCGGTGCCGCTCCAAACGCATCCCGTTGCACAATCCGCATCTCACTCCAGCGGATGGCCAAAAAACCAATCAATCCAATCGCAAGCACAAATGTCATCCACGGCACCCACGCCCGCACCAGGTTAGTCTGACGTTCCCGCTCTAGCGCCAGCCGTACTATCTCCGCATTGGCCGCATCCGCCGTTGCCTGTACTGCCCGACGGTTAGCCTCGCTCGTCGCCTGTGCCGCCCATGCCATCTGTGTCCGCGTTGCTTCTATTGCCTGGGCTGTGGTAGTGGGTGGATATGCTGTGGCAGTTGCAGCAGCCTGACGGGTCGCCGCCAGGGCAAATGCCTCATGTGTCGCCGTGGTCTGCGCCGCAAATGCCACACTGGTTGCCTGCGCCGCCTGCGCCGTGGCGCGCTCATCTCGCGCCCAGGCAGTCGCCGTCATCTGCCCATTGACCCACTGCATCGTCGCCTCCATCGCTGCGCTCGTTGCCCGCGCCTGCTCCACCGCCACCGCAAATGCCACCGCCTGCGGGATAGGCGTCTCCGTGGGCGTCGCATACATCGCCATCTGCGTCTGCGTCAGCGGCACCGCCGTGTACGCCATCTCCAATTGTGCCCCCTCGCTCGCGCACCCAGCCGCCAGTCCTGCCAGCATCAGAATAAATCCGAAAATAAAGTACTTTTTCATCTCATTCTCCTTCTCCGTTTGCAAGCGGTGTACGGACTTTTGTGACGCGCCATCATTCTGTTGTAACGCTTGCGGTGGCGTTCTTTTTTTGCTTCGCGCAAATAAATTCTAATAAACTCATCTGGCAAATTTTTTTCAATCTCTCCAACGACAAGACTCATGGCCCTTCCGAAATCTAGAAACACTTTTTCCAGATGTTTAACAATTGGCATCGCGGCTTCTCCTAGTTTCACTCCTAACTCGTTAATCATTTTTATTTTTTCTTCAAGTGGAAGTTCGTCAAAATTTGTCATTTTGCAATCTCCTTGCGCCACGAAGCGCCAAACTCGCAGATAACATCCTCACCATCATCGCTCACTTCTTTCATCCTTCGTCAAATCTCTCACCAGCGCCGCTGTGAGCAGTTCCTGCAAACTCGGCTGCCTCGGCTGTTTCGGCACCCTCACCCTACGCCGCTCCCAAAACCGCTCCCAGCCGTGCCCGCGCAACTCGGCAATCCGCGCCGCCTGGTACAGCGCCAGACCCCCAATCAGGAGCAGCGTCACCAGCGCCCCTGCCAGCGCCTTCACCAGTACTCCCTCAGCCACCCCGGCCGCTGCCTGTGCCCCCTCCGGCGCTCGGGCCAGTTCACTCCCCATCTGCGCCTGTGCCGCCGCTATCCGTGTCTGGTCAATGCTCGCATACCACCCCGCCCCCATTACCAGGACAATTAGTGCCAAAATCAGCAAAATAGTTGTTTTATCCATGTTTACTCCTTGTTTTAATGAAGTTTTGCTTCAGCAAACTTCATAATTGCTTCATTAATCACCATGCCAAAACCGTCATTTTTACTCATAGCAAAAAAACGCCTTTTAATACCAGTACTTCATTAATGTTCATTTGGTTCATTAAATCAACCATACATATCCGAATTAATGAACCTTATGAACCTTAATGAACCTGTTTTGTCCCAAAAATACCCCCAAAAATTTGTTTTGTGTGCCAAAGCCTGCCAAAAACTCACACAAAACAAATTGATCCCCCCAACCGCCCGAATCCGCTTCATAAGGTTCATCTGGTTCATTAATCCATCCTCCAATCTCCAATCTAAAATTTCCATTCTTCCTGCTCCGCCTGTCCACTATCCACTGATAACTGATTACTGATCACTACCGACTGCTCATTATTCACTGATAACTGACCACTTCCCTCACTCATCCCAAATCTCAGTTTGACGATACCAATCTTCTTCCGGTCCAACACTACCGCCCAGCCCATCCCCGTCCGATGTACCGGCAGACGGAACGCATCGCGGCAAATCGTCCCTATGGTGTTACTTTTCACCCGGTCCTTGTCGCTCGCCGTCATCCCCGCCGAGACGTTCTCGGCATCAATGATTTCGTTCGCGACCAGCGCCAAATCCTTATACAGGATATATCGGCACATCCCCAATGACCCCAGCGTCCCCTCATGGACATACTTCTGGTACTCCTCGCGCTCATCCGCCGCCACCACTGCCCGGAAGATCAGCGCCTCGAACGTGCCCGCCCTCCGTGTTACCTCATCCTCATAATTCGCCCGCCCAAGCGCAAACAGGTCATCCAGCAGTTTTTTATCATTCTGCTGGACCGCCAGAACCTTCAATGGGCGCATAATCTGGTTGACGCGCGCGCTCACCATCGGATCCATCAACTGATACTGTTTCCGTTGTTCTGGCGTCAGTTCCAGGCTCGGCATCCAGTGCTGCAGCCGCCAACGTATCAGGTCATTCCGCAGCGCCAGTGCCTCTGCCTCCATTTCCGGCGGGATATATCCTGGCTCGATCCCAGCCTGTGCCAGTTCGACCGCCTCCTTTTCCATCAGATCAAACGTCAGGCATCTGGACTCTGTCCCTGGGTCTTTAAACGCTCCGTACATCGTCATCAGCGTCGGCCCATACACATACGTCGTTGCCGGGCTGAACCCATGCGTCCCGTCTGCCCGCACCACCTCCATCATCGTCACCACGCGGGCTTGTTTTTTCATCGCCCGAACATTGAGCAATGCTCGCATCTCCCCCTTATCCTCTTTCAGCAAATTGTCCACCTCGTCAATGAACAATGTGCCTTTATATAAGTGTGCCAAACCCTTGAACCCAGCCAGGCTCGACACACCACTGGTGATCATCATCCGATAGCACACCAGCCCCAGGCGCAGCATCAATTCTGATTTTCCGGTCCCCGGCCCGCCCCGCGCCCGCAGGTACAGCAACTGGTCAAAACTGTCATAAACCCACGTGAAAAGAGCGTACAGTGCCCCAAATTTGTAATGAAGGGGATTGTCCAACAAAAAGTACCGTTTGATAAAAAACTCAATCCGCGAGAGCAATTCCCTGGTCTCCCGCAACTGCCCCAACTCACTCGGCATCACCACCGTCCCATAACGAATGTTATCGTCCACCATCGGCACCAGGCGCTTCCCGTTGATGTCCAGGAAATTGCACGAGTCAATCTCCCGCCGTCCATCTTGGAAAATATGCGCATATACCAGTTTGCCCTTCATGGTCTTCCTGTCGAAAACCATATCCACCAGGTATCCCTCCCCCTCATCGTTGACCGGATACCACCCGCCGATCGTCTCCTCAATCTCGGCAGGCTTCCCCTCGTCATCCCCTTTCGCCCCCTCCTTCACCTCATCACCCACCAGTTTATTGAACGCGCGCAGCGGCGACCGCCCCAATTCCGGGAATTTATCCTCTGGGTACAGTGCCTTCGCCAGCCGCATCCGCCAGTCGTTCCGCGCATTGCGCGGCATCGCCGCAATCAACGGTACCACCACCGCCAGCAGTTTCTCGCGCTTTGGCCCGACCGCCTGCCCGGCCATCTCCGCAATCTCTATCACAATCGGCCTGGCCTGCGCAAAAACAGCCTCCACCGCCTCCCGTTCTGCATCCCCCGTCACCCCTGTCCCGCGAAAGTATTGCAGCAGGTCATTGGCGTCCTTCACATGCCGCACCCCGTCGTTCGGGTCGCTCCACTCCACCCGCGGCCATCGCGCAATCCATAACATAGGACCGAAAGCAGCAGCCAGCGGAAAATCAAAATCCTTCCCTGTGACAATTCGCTCCCCCGCCGCGTCCGCATCGCTGGCAAAATAAATCGCGTCGTAGCCTTTTTTCAATGCTTCAATGACCTCTCCCAGGTTCTTCCATTGCGCCCCGCAGAGTGCCATCGCCGGGATTCCCCACTGCCCCAGCGTAATTGCATCCATCTGCCCCTCAACGATGACAATGCGCTCTTCCACCCGCCCCGCTAGGTGATTGAAAAACGGCATCCGCTCCCCTGCCAGGCTGGTATATGGATTAAACGATTTCCACGGCTGTTGTTCTCCATCCCGCTCGATCACATCGTGACCTGGTAACTGTCTCCGCGTCACATACCGGATCCGTCCCCCAATCCTGTGCGGGAACACAATCCCCGGCGCGTCCATCATCCCGTGAATGCGATCCTCCCGCAAACTGGCCGGGTCAATCCCATGAGCCCGTGCCCACGCCCCCACATCGCCCCGGTACCCCAGGATGGTCACCGCCTGCGGGCTATTCGGGTCAATCCCGTACATGGCAAATATATCCGCCATTTCTTTTCTGGCAGCAGCAGTTCCCCGCCCAGAAAATCCAATGCCGCTCGCCCGAATCGTCTCATCCGCCAACCCGCGCCCGCGCACATACGCCAGCGCCTCCTCATCCTCCCACAGCCATTTTTGGAAAATCCCCATCGCTGCCTTGTACGCGTCCTCTTGCACACGTGCCGCCAGCCGCTGTTTCATTTCTTTCTCGTCAACCCGTAGCGGGATATTTGCCCGCTCCGCCAGCCGCTTGATGGCCTCGTGCAAATCAACGTTATCCCGCTTCATCACCCAGTCAATGACTGTTCCCCCCTCCCCGCAACCAAAACAGTGCCAGGTCTGGCTATCTGGCCACACCACCAGCGCAGGCGTGCGCTTGTTCTCGTGATACGGGCAAAACCCTGTCCACGCCCGCCCGCTCCGCCTCAACCGAACACTCGGTGTCTCATTCACTAACGCTATCAGGTCTGTCTTGTCCTTGATTTCATCAATGATACTCATGCGTTTCTCCGTATCACCTGCAATTTTCTCGGGCAGTTACCGCGCTGCCCATCGCCTGGGGCGGGGTTCACACCCCGCCCCCTCCCCCCTCGTCTAAACATGCAACATAACCCCACATTATGTTGCATGTTTTTCGTCCGTTTTCGCACCGCGCCGCCCGTTTCCCCACGCCACCCGACCGCCCCATGTGGACGGGAAGCATGGGACTCCTTCTACTGCTGCATCACTACCCACCCACGCCCAATCATCCATGCCGCATACGGCGTCAGCATCCCCAGCACCCCCAGCGTGTACGCCGGGACACGCGGTAACTCCCGCCCGCCCAGCGCCCATCGCCACTGAAAATAATGCAGGAACGCCTCGATGAATACAACCAAAGTGACCATCACCGGCATGCTCATTTCACACCTCCCAAAACGCGCGCCAGCGCCAGCGCATTGACACCATTCCGCGCCCGCTCCGCACAATCTACACACAACGGAATGCACACCTGCCTTACCCGCATCCACTCGCCACTGTCAATGACCAGATTCACCGAAACAAATGCAGTGGCCTCTTGTCCACACGCCGCGCATTTCAAATGTGTGGCATAACTTATTTTTGCAGTAGTAGTTCGAACCTGACTCATAGTCACTCCAGACCAGACTCATGATGCAAGGCGGCAATACCCAAAATCTTGACAGCGCACTGGTTAAACCCTCTATACTGCACGAACCATGCGCATTGTTCCTTTTCACACCCCTGGTACTTGTCCGGGTGCGCCAGCGGGCACAACAGTGGCGGTTCCAATTCTTTCTGCTCGCGCTTCGCCTGCTCCAGCAACTGCTGTGCTTCTCGCTCCGCCTCCTCGCGCCCATCCCCCATTTCAACCGCCCTGGCAAGCGCAATCTCTAAATCATCGGTGCGGTCCACGATACTCAAATAAACTTCCCCCTCATCATCCGACTTCCAGCGTTTTATTAGCCACAATCCATAATTGAGCACATGCCTGACCTTATCAACGACACGTATATCGCCGTCGTCTGTTGCGATGGTCTTGCAGTCATAATACAGCACTTGCGGATTACTTGTCACCCACGCTGCTCCTGGCAAACAAACGGCAATCTCCCTATCATCAACCCTGCAAAACTCATGCAGCGCTTCCGGCACCAGCGCCAGCAGCGCCCGCCGCAGATAATCCGCCTCGACCTGTTTGCGCCGCACCGCCGCGGCAATTTCCGCCTGCGACGCCTCAATGGACGCCTGGATTTTCTTGCGCCCGGCATTCAAAATGGATTGAATTTGTTCGTTCATTTTTTTTGGCTCCTTTCTGAAAATGGAAAACTGATTACTGATCACAGAGACTTTCCACCGCCGCGCGGACCTCGCTCCCGCGCACGCGGAAATACAACAATGTCGTCTTACTGTCCCCATGCCGCAACTGGCGCCGCACCCCATCCAGCGCCTTCTCCGGCGACAGCCCCTGGCGCGTCATCGCCTGCGCCAGGCGATACGCGTAGGAATGCCGCAAATCGTGCGGCTTGAGATCGTGAATCCCCGCGGCCTCCCCCATCATCTGCAACCGCCGCCGGATTTGCCCCGTCGTCATCCGCTCCCCGCGCCAGCCCACCAGTACCGCCGCGCTTTCCCCCCCGCGCCCCTCAATCCATTCCCGCAGCGTATCCATCAGCGCGGACGGCGCCGTCACCACCGCTTTCTTTCCCCCTTTTCCCAGCACGCGGATTGTGCAGGCGTCAAAATCCAGATCATCCACATCCAGCCCCGCCACCTCGTGAATACGAAGCCCGGTCTGAATGAAAATCTCATACAGCACCCGATCCCGCCACGCCAGCCACCCGTGACGCTCCCCCTCGCAGCGAATATGCGCCCCAGCCTCGACAACCGCCTCCAGCCGAGTCAACTCCTCCCCCGTCCGGTCACGCGGCGTCAACTCCACCGCCACGCGACGGACCGCCACCGTCGGGTCATACTCCAACAAACCCGCCGCCACCGCCCACTCCACCAGCACGCGCAGACTGGCCAGCCGCCGATTGCGGCTTGTCGGTGCCACCGACTTATCTGCATCCATCTCCGCGAAATAGGCTTTCACATCGCTGGCGTTCAACAGACCAGGCTCAAACGCCTGCTTGTTCACACGTTCAAAGAAACGCCCAAAATGTTTGACATCCTGCATGTATGCCTCGACCGAGTTCTCCCGCCGCCCGCTCTCCCGTAGCCACCCCTCGAACGCGCTCATCCAGTCCGTCAACACCACCTGACGACTGACAACTGATAACAGATCACTCATTACCGACCTCCTCCTCAAAATCCGTAGCCGCGGAAACAACAACGGGCGCCACCAGTTTCACCTGCGCCCATTTTTCGTACTCTTTCTCAATCAACCTTCTTACCATTGCCCCCTGCCCGCGCCGTCCCAGCCGGAATGCATCACACAAGGCTAACAGTTTCTCGTGCGTTCCTGGGTCAATCGGCACCATCTTATATTTAGTCGTTTTGACCATATCGCCTCTCGGTTACTTTTATGTTTCCAAATGTCAATTGCCTATCTGGAATTATAACTAATTATAATCACTTGTCAAGTGGCAATCTTCAACCATCGCGGCTTCATCTACCACATCACCGTTAAAAAAGATGCCGCCGGGAACATCACCGGCGACATCACCTACTTCACCCCACCCACAGACGGAACATCTCCCCATTTTGACCTATCCCCCGCCTCGGGGGATTTGCCTATAGAGTCCCCCTCCTCGGGGCCGCCTCTCTATAGGCAAATCTTCACCCATCCTCTTATTTCTTTTTCCTCTCCTCCAACATGATTACCAGGCGATAAAATCCATGCCATTAATCGCTGACGCTGCCGTGCCGAATTTGCCAACAAATCCAATGCGTGTCGGCGTCCAGGAAAAAAATGGCGTAGTGGCGCCAATGAGGACAGTTGTGTAATTGGAGATAAAAGCCTCTACAATTTGCCAGTTTGTCCATTTTGTTCCGATTACAGTTGCCTTTATTGCATCAGGCATAAATGACCCCGACGGCGTCCTGCTCGGCGTGATTGCGGTTACTGTTCCGCCGCCTGTGCGATAATAAATTTTATAGAGCAATGGTGGATTCGCATTTTGGTACTCCACAACTATCTCGACATAATTATTGTCTGTTCCGTTGTCAATGCGCAGGCCAGCATACTGGCCTGCGCTGTTTGTACTATTGGTGGGCAAAAAATAGACATTCGTTGCGCTATTAAGCTCGTTCGTAACCGGCTTGTAAAAAAATGCTCTCTCGCTTCCGGAAAAGCCAGAAGCGGAGAGAACGGTATTGCTCGCGATCGAAACTGATGGCGGAGTGGCAAATGGCGTTCCGGCCCAGAAATAATCAGACGGAATGTCACCGAAATCTTCCAGATAGGAAATCCCCTCCAGGATATTCGCGCGCCTATCTAATACCTCCCCTGCTTCCATCTCCGCAATGCGCCTTTCAAGCGCTGCAATGCGTTCGACGATTTGTTTGTCCAGCATCATATTAGATTGCCTCCAGTGTGGTCTCAAATGTAGTCACACCATCGCTTGACGACAGCCGCACGGCGCGCAAAATCATGTCGTATTCCGCGCGGCCCTTGACGGTAACTGCATCTCCTACCGCTATGTCGCGGCCATAGCGGATAAGATAGCCGTCGTTGAGTTTCGCCTCCACCGTCGTTTTCGGTTTCCCAGCGCGCAGGTGCTTGCGTGCGGCGGCGGTAAGGTCGGACTTTTTTCCATACTGCGAACCGTCGTAAAAATTTTCTGCGCGCGCGATTACTGATTGGCTTATATCTCCGCCATCACTCAAAGAAACGATAACGCGGCCTGCTCCGTTACCTTGTCCGCCAGCATATACGTAATTATATGTGTCTCGCCTATCATACGACTCGACAATCTCATCAATCGTCCCGTTATCGGGGCTGAGCCACAGCGCAGACGAAGACGACATGCGCCGGTCGCGGAAAAACGACTTGCGCACCTGGAACGTGCCACTCCAGCCGTCGCTGCCAGGCACAATGTCCCAGTACAATTGTTCTGCGTTTTGCTGGTATGCTGCCCTCGCAATATCTACCAATACATCAATCACCTTGCGCCAGGCAAATGCCATTGACACTGATTGCGCCAGGGATAAATCGGCCTCGACCGAGAAACCATAGGCACTAATATCCCTGTCACTACTCGCCAACGAGCCGAGATTCTCGCGCACGACGGCGCGCATGATATTATCTGCCGCGTCGCTCTTTTTCGCCTGCGCCGAACCGGCTGCATAAGCGATAATGCGCCGCATGAGCAGGCTGTTAAGGCACAGTCCGTTGAGTGTCACATATCTCTCATGGCCGATTGTTTGCCATACCCAGCCGCCAAGCAAGTACGTGCCAAAAAGGTGGGAATAGGAGTCATCGCTCAAGATAAGCGCCATGCGCGTATCGGCCTGAAGTGGAAAATCTGTCACCTGACTTTCGGCCAACGTGAACGAGATTGCGCCGACACCAGAGACGACACGTGTCGCCTCCAGGTCGCGGAAATCTACAATCATTTTTTGCAGCGTCGCGCTCTCTGGCCGGTAGACTGCTATCGTAATCATTGCAGCGCCTCCGCCAATGTCTCATATTGCGGATTCCAGGATAGTTGAGTGGTAACAGTTCCGCTCGGAGCAAAAAACAGGAGA